AACTGCCTTGAAGGTTTGCATTGTAGAAACCTTACGAGTAGAATCATAATTCATACCTATGACTTCAAAAGCCATCCTAGGCAATGTAAGTGTAGTTCCTACACCATCCGAATAATCTCTACCTTGAGTTACTCTTGCTAAGAATTTCTGTTGTGGGCCATAAGATATTGGAACCTTTATAACACTAACAACTTTTCCAGCCTTATCGGTATGTTGGATTTCTATATTATTAAAGAGTGTTCCAAAAGACACGATTGTCTTCCGAATAATCTCATGATAGAAGTGATTCGTTAACATAATATTACCACCTTATAATTGTATTTAGAATTCCCCAAATGGGTTCCTTTCTGAGAAGTCTAGAATCTGATCTGCTTCAAATTCAAAAGTCTCATTCTGTGCATAATCTCTGTCTCCATCTACTTGAGATTCAATCTCTGCAATTCTATAACTTGCACCAGCACCAACAATTACTTCACCGACAGCGAATTCACCAGTTGGAATAGTCACTTTAAGTATCTGTTTATCAGTATCCCATGCGGCAACATATGCCTCAGTACCAGTAGAAAGTCCTTTAATATATTCTTCTACCTCAAACTCTCCAAAGGAATTGGATGTAACAGAAGATATTGCAACTGTAGCAGGAGTAGATGTATATCCAGCACCAGCATTGCTATATCTAATCTGAGTTATAGTACCAGAACTACTTACAACTGCCTCTGCCTGTGCGTTCCATAGTAACTCAGCAGTTTCGTTAGACTGTTGAATCCATACAGAAGTAATACCAACTGTAGGAGTAAAGTTATATCCCTGACCACCAGTAGTAATTGCAACTGGGCCAAGTACTGCTTCAGATATTATAGCAGTTGCGATTGCAACACCATTATTTACTGGAGAACCACCAGTAAAGACAACCTGTGGAGGTGTAGTATATCCTGTGCCTGGATTAGTCAATAGAATCTTATCGACTGCCTGATTCTGAAGACCACTTCTACTTGTCATAATTGCAACAGCAGTTGCCTGCGATCCAACAACAGGTGGCGCAATAGTCATAATAGGAATTGATGTATATCCCCATCCTTCATCTGCGATGGATAATCCAGTAACTACCCTATTGGCATCAATTGAAGCATTAACAATAGGATATTCATTATCCAACTTACGGATAAATGATGCAGTAGTTGATGTCTCTACATCAGTTTCTTGTGATGTAGTTGAACTCGGAACTTGTGAAGACACACTGCCTCTTAATGCATTATCACCAGTTAAGTTAAGAGTTATATGATCTAAGTAACCTTCATATGATGCAGTTTGAGTTGGAATTAATCCAGCTCCAGCGGTATCTGCGCCCAACTTCAAGTTATCACCAGCAAAGAACATAATTGGATTTGCTGTACCTAAAGTATTACTTGCAGTACCATTAACAGATATAGTTGCATCACTACCATATTGTTCAACTCTAATAAAGTTCCATGAATTTAAAGTTAATTGAGTTGTATTCTCTATTGAACCAGAACCAGAAGCAAAGATAATATTACCTGTTTCTCTATAGTATATCTTAAATCTATCAGTCCACATGACTGTTCCGCCATTAATTGCTGGATCAAACTTAGTAGGGTATAACCAGAAACTTAATGATAATCTACCATCACCACTATCCCTAGAGTCTACGTTACTTGTAAAGTGGAAGTTAGCACCAATTACATCTGTGATGGCAGTATGATGTAGAGAGTTATTTCCAAATTTTATTTGAGATGATGTGGATTTATTTGGCGGAGAGAAACTTACAGTAGGAACTTTTAGATAATTAGATCCACTATTTGTTATACTTACACTACTAATGCCACCTTCTGCAATAGTACATGTACCACTAGCACCATTACCTCCAGTAGGTTTATGGATAGTAACAGTAGGCGTACCTAAGTAATTTCCATCATCAAATAGTTTAATGTACTGAACAGACTTAACTCCAGTAATAGTAGACGCAAGAGATACTGTTGCCTCTGCATTTTGAGTCCTCTCATTTTCCATTATAAGAGTAATAACCTGACCTGTGGTTATCTGTTGTTCCTCTATATCTTCACCATTAACATCAGTCAATCCATCTGGTAGATCAATAACCTCATCCTCAGGCTGGTAGATTTCACATCTAAATTCATACATGAATAATTCATTTACCTGATAGAAAGGAACCTTTCTTTCAACATACTTAATCTCAAATAATGTATTATCTAAAGGCAAATAGATTAAGTCACCTTCATTAGGTGTAGTGGCATTTTTCCTCTCACCTTCTGGAAATAACTTTATAAATGGAGAGATAAAATCATCATACCTTTCTTTAGAAACAACTAAAGTTATTTCATCTTGTGCAGAAACACCAAACTTTGTTAGTACATCTGAAGGTGTTCCAAAACCATCAGTGTTTACTAGGTATGCCTCCAATCTAAAACTATCGTCAAACTTAGATGCAGTAATCTCTCTTATTACTGTATTCTCATTAACAATCCTTCTAGGCAAATACAAAACATCCTGCCCGAACAATGTTAAGTGTTCGTTAACCAAGTCCTGAACTAGTCTTTGTTCACTTGGCGATCCATTTAAAAAGAAAGGAGATAACGGCATTTACCCGACCATATCTAGAGGTGGCATTGCATATTCTTCCATTAGAGACTTCTCATGTTTCTCTATTTCTAGAACTGCATCATCATATATCTGTCTACCATTTAATTCTAATCCGCCAGGAAGTTTAACTCCTTGGAATTTAATGAGGTTTTGTCCCCATTGTCGTTTTATTAGTGATGTGGTATACTGTTTAAGCCAGAAGTCATTATAAACAGCATTCTCACTTTCGGGATCAACAACTCTAAAACAATCTATAATTAAAAAATGATCGTTTGTGAGTTCTTTGAGATTTAGATCCAAATATAATCTACTGTTCTTTTTGTTAAATCTTACTTGAACATCTGGATTAAGCAAGTAATCTAAAGTCTCTAAATATGATTTAACCATACCGTAATTGAGTAAATCAATTGCCCCGTAGTAGTATAAATCATTAAGGAAGATCTGGTATTTTATATTGAACATACCCGCCGATAAGGTGGATGAGTCCATTTTAAATACTTTATTGACACCTATGATGGAATCAGGCAGAGGAAGAAAATTTGCTTGTTCTGTATATTCAGCAGAAGCAATTCCTCCAGCAGTACTAGAAACCGTGGTTGTTGAAGCAATTCCAACCATCGTATTCTTTTCTGCTTCAGTTAGTTTATGCTTTAAAAATACTCTATCAATACCTTCTCCATGTCTTTCGTGGTAATACTGAACGGCATCATCGATCAGATCATCAATCTGATCATCGTCAACATTGATCTCCAGTACTGGTTTTCCGAGTTTTCTAAGAGCGTACTCCTTCAGCCCGTCTTTACTGTTGGGTTTTGCCATTCCAGTAATACATAACTTTCTCCAAAGTATTTAGGTTATATGAAAAAGTATTTTATTGATGAACAGGAGACTTTTGCAGTAAATGAGAATTTAGATGCAAGAGTTGAGTTAATGAGTTGGGAAGAACACCCAATAGTTTACATTGATAACTTTTATAAAAATCCAAATCTAGTCAGAAATTTGGCACTAAGATGCCCAGGCACTCGCAACCAAAGAATATGTGGTGGTCTGCCTGGAGAAAGAGTAGATATGAATATGGATTTGGATGGTCTGGGTGAGATTTGGAAACAAATTGCAGAAAATGTATATGGATTAACTATGGGTGAATCCATTGTATTTGATCAAGCAGTACAAAGAGTTCCATTCTCAGTAAATGTAACGCAATCTAAAGCAAGAAAGAGTTTACCACATGTAGATTTCCCAGTAGAAAGTAACACTAGGGGATGGGCAGGACTAATATATTTGAATAAAGGTAAAGAATGTAAAGGTGGCACTGGGTTTTATACATATAAAGGGAACCAAGTTAATCCATTCCAAGAGGGTATATGGGGTAGAAATGAATCTGATTATGATTCTGGTACAGATCCCCATGTTACAGATAGTGTAGGGCCTTGGGAACTTGTACATTTAGCAGAAATGAAGTACAATAGAATGATAATGTACCCAGACCATATACTACATGGTGCATATGATAAGCCAGGTTTCTTTGAAGGAGATACCTATAGATTAGTACAGGTATTCTTTATACCATTACATTTTCCAGATCCATCATGATTATTCTTACAGGTTATAACGGTTTTATTGGCAAAGCATTTCTAAAGAAACTTGATCCAGACCAATCAGAAACCTGCAACGTATACAGAATAGAAGCAGAAGGAGCATTTAATTTTCTAAATCAATACGAAGATTGGGATAAAGTAGAACTGATACTTCATCAAGGAGCAATATCAAGTACTACAGAAACAGATATAGACAAGATATATGAATATAATATTAAGTTCTCTATTGAACTGTTTAAGAAAGCAATAGAATATAGTATTCCAGTTAAGTATGCCTCATCTGCCTCTGTATATGGTAGGATCCATTCAGAGTTTGGTTATATGAAACAAACTATTAACCCTTTAAACTTTTACGCACTGTCTAAAGCAACTGTTGATTACTGGGTTCAAGATCATATGGATGAATTTGAACTGGTTCAGGGATTCAGATACTTTAATGTATATGGAGAAGGTGAGGATCATAAAGGTCATCAAATGAGTCCCATAAGTAAGTTCACACAACAAGCAAGAGAAGATAATATAATAAAGATATTTGAGGATTCGGAATATGCCTTCAGAGACTTTGTATGTGTTGATGATGTAGTGGATGTAGTTCTAAACAATACAGCGGGAAGTGGAATATATGATGTTGGAACTGGAAATCCAATATCATTTGAAGTAGTTGCAGAATTAATTGCCAAAAAAGAAGGGGCTGAAATCGAAACGATTCCATTCCCTCCTCATCTAAAAGATAAGTATCAAGAATATACCTGTGCAGATAACTCTTGGTATGAATATAATTATAAGTCAGTTAAAGAATATCTTACTCAATAAGATCGCCAGGTAATATTCTATGCGAATCGGTATCAGAATGTTCTGTACTGAACTCAAATAGTTCAGTATCTTCTAGTGCATACATTCTATGTTTCAGACCAATAGGCACATGGAATTTATCTCCTCTCTCCAATATGGTTATATGTGCATGTTCAATATCATCGTCCCACCCGTGGAATAGTTTAATCTTTCCACTCTGAACAAAAAATACTTCGTCTTTTAGTTTATGGTAATGCCATGAACACTGTTTACCCTTGACAATAAACAATAACTTACCACAATACTTCTCACAGTTTGCTATCCACTTTTCATATCCCCATCCTTTAGGAACATACTTAACAGGTTCCGCCGCACGAGCATTGCGAGGCCTCCTACTAGCCCCATATGATTTTGGGTGAGTTCTCATTTCACATCATTAAAGAACGTGGTATCTGGCCAAGCCTTATCATCAATAAACATATCTGCATGAGGTTTACCCATGATTAGTTCATGGTATCTAACACCCCATTCTTTAAGTTGTTGTTGAGTTAAATCAAATAAAACTTCTTCTGCCTTTACTTGTGCTATTTTGTGTCTCTCATCTGAGAATCTACCCATAGCACGAGCTGTGAGGAAAATAATATAATTTCCTTCATCGTACAATTTATTTATAGTGTCAATTCGACTCTTATATGGTTGGGCACTTTCGTAATCCCTTCCCTTAGTTGGGGTACAAATCGTACCATCAATGTCAAAGCAATACCTCATTCTTCCACCTCTTCCATTTCCAATTCTTCTATGGCATCATGAGGAACTTCATGTGTTCCAATTCTATAAAAATGTTTATCTTCACCAAGAGTATCCTTCCTCACACCAAGATACTCAATGTCTTTGCAACTGTGCTCTCGCATCCATGCCTGGAGCCTGTAATGCATCAGATCTGACCTTTTCATTTCCTCCTCCATAAAGTGATTCTATATCATCCTGAGTTAAATGATAAACGCCAGGATGCGTTACAGATATTGCAGCAGCTCTATTGGCAAAGTCTATAGACTTCCGCATATCTTTAGTTTTTAAAAATTGATATACCAAAGAAGCTAGGAATGTATCACCAGCCCCACATACATCAAATACCTTGACTGTCTGTGGTAGGAATGTAGTTCCTGCCCATTTTACCCCACGAGATCCCAAAGTGACAATGAGATGAGTGTCGCTAGGTAAATGATCTTTGTCAAGGTCATTAAATTCTTTTTCGTTTATTTTCCAGTATACATTATCTTTTTGAAAAAGTCTACGTTTCTTTGTATCTACAAAGATTGGTCTATTGAAATTATGACATAAACTCCACAAATCATCATCATTAAGATATCCTTTATCATAATCAGAAATAACAATGGCATCAGGATTCATATGCAACAAGGCCATTCTCAACTCTGCATTAGCAATTCTACCAACTTTAGGAGTTTCATCCAAACGAAGCAATTGATATCCACTATTAGAATCTACAAATCTAGTCTTGACTATTTCTTCCCTTTGAGATATTAAAAGAGTATTCACACCAAATGCCTGCAAATTCACTTCCGTGTTTGCAGCCATTCCAGGCTTCTCTTCTACATGAGTTTTATCTAAAACTGGTATAGGTTGTTCTGGACTAAGACGTTTACATTCACCATAGATGTATTTGTCAGTACACTTATCGCCTATAACAAGTACATTAAACTGTTCCACGAATTTTCTTAACTATATCGGTAGTTGAATAATTTAATCTAGGTAAGAATCTAACACCCTTAGCATGTTCAATTCCTACTACATCTCCTCCTTGCCAATCACTTCCTAATAAGAGTATATCAGGATTATATAACTGGATCAAGCCCTCTAACTCTTTTCTATCATTAAAATACAATACCTCATCTATGTATCTAATCGACTGTAACATGCAAATTCTATCACAGAGATTATTGATCGGCTTATTCTCACCTTTATCTTTACGAATTTTTTCATCTGTATCTGTAGCTACTATTAGTATGTCACCTAATGACTTACCAACCTTAAAGAGTTCTATATGGCCTGGATGCAGAATATCAAAGGTGCCATTACACCATACTATTTTTTTGTCCATACCAAGAATTAATTAAAACTTTTTGTTTAGTTGATTCTAACACATTATTATTGAGTGTATCAATATATCTATTAAACCTCGGCACAACATCTTGTTTTGCTTTATGCCAATATGTTTTTTGTGGAATAGATTGATCTCTTAATTGCAATAACCAAACGTGCCAATTTGATCCTCCAAAAAACGAACTAGTTCTATCACTTTGTATAGTCTGGAAGTCTGGATCATTAATTTGATCTTCCATATATTGTTGCATACCAGATTTCTTCCAATTTGCCCTAACATAATCCCAGAACTTACCTTTTCGTTTGGCATATGCATAATGCATATTGATATAATCAACAGCACTTTCGTAGTTAGCTAACATTCTAATATTATATACCTCTGGTTCGTAACTTGGATTATAGACACAACCATACATACATTCTTCCAAATATTCACATCCCCGTATCATCAAGGCAAGTCCCGTACTTTCTAATGGTTCTATAAAACCAGCACTCAATCCTATAGAAACTACATTACCTTTCCAAAACTTCTTAACTCGTTGAGGTTTCCAGTCCAAAAGTTTCAATTCATCTTTACTGATTCTATTGTCCCAATGTTTTACAAAAGCATCTGCCACTTCATCTGGATCGGTAACATGTCTATTAAAACAATACCCAGTACCTATTCTGGATCTTGTCGGTATCCTCCATCTCCATCCATGTTCTAAGGCCTCACAATCTGTATATGGATGTTGTTCTTTATCTGGGTCAATATATTTTACTCTTCCAGCAAGAGCACTGTCTATAAACAATCTATCACTATAATCTACATTATCATTACCAATAAGTAACTGTTTCCAACCAGTACAATCTATGAATAGATCACCAGTAATTTTTGACCCATCATCTAATACTAAATGTTTAATACTAGAAGAAGTTATATCATCTGCCTGTCCATCTCTAATAACCTCTACAACATCTGATTTTATATACTCAATAGAAGGAGCAACTCTATTTTGTAAAAATTGAACTAATTTACCACAGTCAATCTGATAAGCATAAGTATCTTTTACGCAATCTACTTCAATACAGTTCTTAGTACACGAACGATAGAGTGGAGATATATCTTTAATATCATATTTGTTCTGATAATTAGTCCATATATCATATAATGGAACTTTTTCTTCTCCTACACTAGCAAAACCAAATGGATGCCATACTACATTTTCTTCACTACCCCAGCCAGGAAATAATATACCTGCTTTAAAAGTTGCGTCTATTGTATTAAACCAATCTTCTACTTTATATCCCATGTTTTGCATTACTGATGGGAAACTTAAAAGAGTGGCTTCACCAACTCCAACTCGTTCTGGCTTTGACTTATCAATTATAGTTACATCCATCATGGATCCCCATCTCCTATGGAACCAAGATGCAGCAATCCATCCCGCTGTTCCACCACCAACTATAACTAACTTCTTAACTCTATTCATAGGAACATTTCACAAAATCTATTATGAGTTATAAGATCATTTCCAAGTTCAATCTTGCGATCTTCACAATCTATAAGATGATTTAGGGAACTTTCCATTGTCTCATGTGCCATCCAAGACCTCGGTTCAAGGGGATAACCAGCCTGTACTAACCAATGAACCCAATTACCAACTCCAAATATGAATCCTTTTCCACCAGGCATAATAGTTTGATTTTCTGATGCCATTTCTTTCAAATAAGTTTCTTGTGCTTCAGACATCTTATAGTTTTTTCTAACATAATTCCAGAAAGGACTGTCTATATCTGATGCAGAATAATGAGAATTAACATAATCTATACATTGTTCATAAGAAGATATCATACGACTATTGAAATAGTCCCTATCATATTGGCTATAATATCCATCATTCAATAACTTACTTAGAGTCTTAATAGCCTCTATAATTAATCCTAAACCTGTACTCTCTAATGGTTCTATAAAACCAGCACTCAATCCTATAGAAACTACATTCCTATCCCACTGGGCTTTTTCATAATATGGAGTCCAATCAATAACTTTTAATTCATCCTCTTTTATCCTATTATTCCAGAAATTACAGAAATGAATTTTTGCCTCATCTACGTCAGTTATATTTTTATTGAAAACTAAACCACTCCCTATTCTTGACTGTAAAGGAGTATTCCATATCCACCCATGATCAACGGCAGTGGTTGTAGTATATGGTTTGAATTCAACATCCTTATCTTCATATTGAATAGGCCCTGCGACTGCCGTATCAACATACAGACGATCCATTAAAGGTACTCTATCAAAACTACTA